CTCCTATCCCCTAAGCGGCCCATACTAATAGGGCCGCAACCACCGAATCTTGATGCGAACGGATTCGGGACGTCCCTGACGTTCCAAGTGCTTCACATCAGCAGAAGGCTCATCGCCTTGCTTCAGGAAGAACTTAAGGAGGGCACCATAACCACTAACTGGAGAGTTAGGGATTACGGCCTTAGCAACGAACCCTTTTACAAGGGGACGGTGCAAAACGTCACAATGTCTCTCTCCCTGATAAGGAAAGGAAACACTGTCACGGCCAATAATAGGTGAGGTGGACTCGACGATCGGGAAATGAGGAAGAACTTTCCAAATTACCGAATCCAGATGCGCAGCTGTACTCCACATGCCCTTTTGGTAAAAGGAATTGCGGAGTGCAACCGTGCTCAACACCTGGTGAACGTCAGAGCGTGATGTTGGCAACTTATCGGTGACCTTGACAGGTAATACGTCATGGCCATCGTAGAAGTCACCGCCACAAGACTCGCGGAACTTGCCGTTCCAAAAGCTCTTGCCAGTGTTAATCTTGAACCCTAAAGAGTCCAAGACACTAATCACGCTGCGCACATATTCTACGGGGACGATAATATCGTCACCATAGACGCGTACCTTACCACGAAGCGACAGAACGTCGCGACGCAGGATATGTCTGCCCAGCTCGTTCTCAATCCCCATGTAGACTGCCGTAAGAAAAACGGCAGCCTCAATAGGGAAAGTTAGAGCTGAACCCATAGACGCGAACTTGGATAGGGATATCACTCCTTTTCCAGGTACTGAGGCCTTCGAAGACCTCGTTACTTCTAACGCCTCTTTTAGGAGGGGCCAGAAAGGAACAAGGCTTTCTACATGTCTCATCGAAACTCTATCGGAGGCTTCGCTCAAATCGAGCGTTGCGAGAGATCCCGAAAGGGACCCCTCGTAGGCCATGAGCCGGTTTGGCACTTGGTCTACAAATCCGATCTGCCCGAACATCACATTCTCTCGGGTATTACCCTTGATTCTGTGGGATTCGAGCAGCTCGCACATCACCTTCGCTACTCCCTGCTGCATATATTGCATGCAGGTAGGTTCGATGGCGATTATCCGAGGTGTTTTGAGCGTTTTAGGGACGAGAGTGACCCTTACAGGTTTCTCGTCACCGGGCTCGAGGAGGTGAACTTCTCCGGACTTCTCTTGGGCGATTTCCATCGCCCAGAAGGATACTGGACGAGTGTACTCCCAATGGGAGAACGCCTTTTCCATTCGGAGAGGCCATTCAGACTGATCAAATTTCGCGTTTCCGCGGAGTCTGTCAGCAGTGGCACCGGGACCATGTCTCGGAACCACACCGTCTTCGCTGAGCTGGTTTTCCAGTTCAGACCAGACGTCTGAATAGAGCAGGGCTGCGACTCTAGCGAACTGTAAATATAGTTCACTGGAGCCTACCAAAGCAGCCTCCTTCACTTCCTTCTCTGTCTCGATGTACCCTCTAATGGCGCCGCGATCCCTAGCAGGAGTGCTAGGCAAGCGGATCTTTTTGAACATCAGCGTTAGCTGACGTATCGCAAAGATGCAATCCACATTGGGTTCATCGAGGAGCAGACCATGCTTTGAATCAAAGACTTGACTCAAGAAACCTCCCAGAAATACGGGGAGGGGACTTTTTCTTTGCCGGTGAAATCCGGTAAAGAAACTGGAGTCAACCTGACCAGCTTCGAGACCTTTTTCAAAGTCTTTGGCGAAGTCAGGAAGAGTGATTGTTAGAAAAGACAATCCCTCGTCTTTGATCCTACTCGTGACAGTTTTAGCGTCACGAGCGGCACTGGTGCAACACCAGGCAGCCAATTCAATGGCTGCCACTCGCCAGAGTTCTTCTAGGCTTTTCATCCGACCTCCAATTAAAACTTGGGGGTAAGGAATCCAGAGCCGTGAAGGCGATCCGCATAACACAGGTAGGTTCTCCTGTGCTAGATTTCTGGTTCATCTCCTAGAATTGCTTCTAAGAGTTTGTCGACTTCGTCTAACAGAAAGCCAGAGTCCTCACCTAAAGATGAGGCACCGACCTCGTCAAAACGAAGATCGAACAATTCATGAACCAGGATGTCACCCACCACGGTGTTTCGCAGTAATGCGATAACCAGATGGGCGCAGCACTTGACGCCAAGAAGAGAGCTGAGTATCTCGCAAAACAATGCGTGATACGGAATTTCTTCCTCCGAGTGGGACTCCATAATGGAGCCACCCAGGTCAGTTTTCTCCACCCAGAAGCTGGGTGATCTTGGCGCCCGACGAAGCAGTGAGGTAGGCCGTGAGGCCATCCACGATCTGCTTCTGTTCCGCCACGGTGTAACCGTAGGTGGGAACATCGACCAGAAGGTAAGCACTCATAGAGTGCTCGACGTTGTCGGACGTAAAAACGTCCGGCGCGATCTTCTTGTGGTCGAGACGGACCTGCCGCCTGATGCGCTTCCCGTTGTTGTGGGAAATGCCCAAGGAGACAGTGGCGTCATCCTTTCGGTAGACGCTAGCTGTACCTGTCGAGGAAATCCTCGGCAGGTTGTTGGCCACCGCGTTAATGGTGACCGACTGCGGATCGGCAAAAGCCACGGCAAAACTCCTTTTGAGGGGATGGCGTGTGAGACCATCATGGTTGAACACCCGAACCCCGACGGGGAACGAGCCGGCTTACTCATCACTTCCCGGCAGTAAAGCCTAAGGCAGCGATGATGGCGAGTTGTCTACTCGTAAGAGTAGACAACGTAGCAGTGAAACCATACGGCGATGCAGCAATCCGCTTAGCGCGCTTGTTTATACGAGTGCGCCGAGTGGCCAAGCCGTTTTTAACGGCTCGGATTTCAGTTGTCAAAGTTTCTTCTGACATCTGATATCCGTACTGCATAGCTAGGCCGTCAGTACCAAGGTTACTAACATTGGTGAGTAAATCACCAGTGTTAGCAAACCAGTCGGCGGCCCAGGTCCAAGGTGACAAGTTCCAAACGATGTCAGGCGTAAGCCTAACACCGTAGAGCTTACTGGCTTGCGATTGCCAGTAGGACATCTTATCACCGAAGCCGACTGGTTCTGGGATGTAGTATTTGAAACATCCTTTGAACCAGGCTTTTCGGCTCCGTTGTTGAGACGTCGTGCCACTAAGGAATCCACCAGTATAGGACACAGGAATGGGGATATGATCCCCAGTGTAAACCTGTGTGTCTAGTTCTGATGGAAAATGGAAGCCTACTCGGGTCTTCTGGTTTGAGCCCTTTCGGTACTCATTCCAGATCGTTGCAGAGTCGTTTACAGTCTTTGCAAGAGACCGCAGTTCGGAAACCAATGGTTTCCAACCAAACTCAATGTTGAGATATTCGCCACCAGAGTTTCTGGCAATGCGAGTTCTCTCTTTCAAAGAGTTACGCCCGATTAGAGCAGGGATACCTTCGCGTCCTATCTCACCGATTAAGGTGGGAACGGACACAGATGGATTAGCTGGGGCACAACGAGCAATCGCTGTGGTTCCCAGTCCTATCATGCTAAGGTCAGTCGGCTGTGACGTTGTCGTCAAAGTCGACCAACCAGAGCGAGGGTTTCCAACAGTCAGCGCACCTTCCCAAAGTGAATTATTTGGGTAGATGGGCACGCATGTGTCCTCGGTCTTGTTCATGAGCCAAGGACCGCCATCGTCAATCTCCGTGTTTAACGGAAAGTGATTTTGGCTTACCATGTCACCACTGGATTGTAAACTCCAGTTGGTGCTGTTCCATCCCAGTAGAGCATGACTTCTGTACTTGACCTGATAAGGGCCTTGTACACGGAGAAATGTTTCTGGCATGGCATCCATTTCCTAAATTATTTAACTGCTGCGTATGGCATCAGTGCCGGGGCCCCCTAGGG